TTTACATCACGAAGTCCGAATCAGCCAGGACCTCTCGCACGCGGAAAATATTGACGGTCACGCCGACGATTCCTGACCCGGATGACACCGAGTTCGTCCGGGCTGCGGTCCTCTTTACGGTGCTGACGATCAGTGTGCTGGAGATCATTTTTCTGGTTATCGCGATCGTGTCCCTGGTGCGCTATGCGCTGACCGGGAGCGCGTCGTGAGTGATCCTGTGGTTCCGCGTTACGGACGCTGTATCTCCTGCCGCGAGCCATTCAGCGAGGCCAACGTGTATAGCGAGGCCGGGTGGCTGGAGACGCGGGTGTCCGGCCTGTGTGAAGTCTGTTTCGACGCGATCGCAGATATCCCCGCAACCGGCCTCGACGATGACGAAGCGACTGGAACAGATCACGAAGGCTGATGCGGAGGAGCCGGAAGGGCGGAAGAACCGGCGCGTCGCGGTACCGGTGCTGCGCGCGCCCCCTATCGCGCGTGTCGATCGCTCACCCGTCGACACGCTCGACCGGATCGCGGGAGCGGGCGCACGGGCAGCAGCGCTTCGCCAGCTCCGTGCGCTCCCGCCCGAGACGCTACTCACGGCGGATGACGTGCTGATGCTGATGCCGGTCCCGATGACGCGTCGCCAATGGCTGGAAGGAGTACGGAAGAAACGCTATCCGTCCGCACTCAAGGTAACATCGAAGCTGCTCTACTGGCGCGCGGCGGATATCGCGACGTGCGTACTGTCGCTGCTGAAACCGTGAATGGGAAAAGGGGGGCCTCCGCATGGAGGCATATGATGAAAAACGCGAGCAATGCACTGGTCGACACGATTGAAAATGCGGGTGTGCTCCACTGTGCGGTCATCAGTGCCGCTGCCTTCGAGGGGCTAAGGGTGGAGACTCTCGACGGTAGGCCCGCCAGCCTGGCGGTGATCGATGAGCAGGGGAAGGTGATCGAGAGCGGCGAACAGGTAATGGATGAAGTGTGGAATATCGCGATGCTCGCCTATCGCCTGTTCCTCAAGGGTCAGGGGCGACTCCACGTCCGCGCTTCGCCTGCCGGGATCACGCAGGAGCCCGAGGAATAGAAAAAGGCCGGTGTGAGAACCGGCCTTTTGCGTCACGCCGCCGCTTTTTGCCCGCGTCGTAACACCGGTCGCTTGAGATCATCAATACACTCAGCGCGCCATTCTCCGGTCTTGCGCGTGATCCGTAACGCGATCGATGCGCCGCGCTTTGACTTGAGCAGCACATCCACCAGCTCCGGCTGTCCGCCTTCGTATCCACCGTTATAGACCCTGATCGATTCAAACGTGTCCGCCACCAGCTTGCGCGCGCTCGTCCTTACGTCCGCATCAAGCGCGTTGATGCCATCGATCAGGGAGCCCCATACGTCCGCTGTCGCGGTCTCGCTACTCCCTTCGAGAGCGCGGACCTGGTGATCGAGCGCGTCGCTCTCCTTCGTCAACTTGCGGATCGCGCGCATGGCGTCAGCCTCGCGGGTCATCCACAGGTCTGACTGCTCCTCATCCTTTGCACGCAGCGCGAGTTTTCCGCACCGATCGCGCTCGGCTTCCAGCTCCGCCATCTCCTCGCGTACCCGTACGGCGCGCGCGATCAGCCCATCATGGCGCGTATCGACTTTCATCAGGTGCGCGAGATTGAAGTCAACCGAGCAGCATTCCATAATTGCGTTTTCGAGCAGGTGTGTCTGGATCGTGCCGCGATGCGGACACGGCGTGTTGTGGACATAGGAGGCGCACATCATGCGCCGCTGACCCGCGCTCAGTCGACCGGTCTCCACCCGTGCGCGGGTCATCCGGTTCATCTGGTTCTGCGCCGTCATCGGGCGTCCGCAATGGCCGCAAAGCGTAATACGGGTTCCGGTGAGGACGGCGACGAGATCGCCCTTGAGTCCATCGGTCCGGCGCTGCCCGCGTACCTGCTGCAACGAGGCATACTCATCGGGCGTGAGGATCGCGGGGTAATAGCCTGGCAGTGGAAACTTGCGAATCTTGCTCTGGTCGGTTTCCTTGCCGCGCCGCTTACCCGTCTCGATGGTCCGCGTCCCCATCAGCGCGGGAAGCATCAGCGTGTGGCGGATCGTGCGTGGCATACCGTTAGCCGAACCCGTCAGCTCCAGTCCGGCCTCCTCCAGCCTGCGCGCAATCAGGATCGTGCCGTGCCCCGCGCGATACAGTGCGATCGCGGCGCGGATCGCCGCTACCTTGTCCTCCAGTAGCCGGTAGGTGCGGGCCTCACTATCCCACTCGATCCAGTACGGATGCGAGCCGCTCCCGATCTGGCCGCGCTCGCTGAACCGGTATTCGCCCGCGAGCCAGCTCTCGCACTTGCCGATCAGTGACTCCGTAATCATGTCCGATTTGCGGCTACTCTCACCGTTGCCCCGGTGTATCTCCAGCACCAGTCCGATCATCGTCGCCGCGTCCTTGCGGAGGTCCTCGCCGGTGATCGTCTTGTTGCTCCCCGACACGATCAGGTTGACCCCTTCCTTGACAATCGATTCCACCAGGACGAGCCCCTGCATCATGTCGCCGCGCGTGAGCCGGTCAATGTTCTCGACCATGAAACCGGAGCCCTTCGCGATCCGCCCATTCTTGATGAGTTCCAGAAACTTGCCCAGCTCGCCGTGTGTCACGTTCTTGCCGGTAAAGGCCGACTGGCCCCGGTCGAACAGGACGAACTCCTCATCGAGCGTCAGTCCGTGATCCGTAGCGTAGCGGCGGGCGTAGCGCATCTGGCGGTCAATCGAATCGCCGTCCTCCTGCTTCATGCTGGAAAAGCGGGCGTAAACGTAGAGCTTGGGCGAGGTGGAGACCGGGATCGGTGCGACGGTGTATCGTGCTGCTTTCATGGCTGTGCGCCTTACTCTGCAAGGGAAAGGCGCCATTTTATCATAGTGTATTTGGTGTACCGCGCATTAAGACGTAGCGTCTACCATATACACATTACAGGTACGGCGCAAACCGTTATGCCCGTTACGTTTGAGCTGATTTACCTCGGATCGGAACGCGGGTGAGGTTTCCTTTCTTTCCGCCGCCTCCCGCGCGCCTTCCCTGTTTACCCCTGGCTGCACAAATACTGGGCTACGCCATACCGGAATCCTCGCTCAAATAGACTTGCAAGATTGTTAAACCCCGTCTAGTGTTCCAAGCTCCGACCCGAGAGGTGTCCCAAACTAGCGAGGAGTGATCCCCTATGTATTATGGACTGGACATGTCTGACGTCCGCTATGAGACGGACCATGCCGGAAACAAGCTGAAGGCAACCGTACCGTGGCCTATGTTTTCAGCATTGATAGAATTCTGGAGAGAGGCGAGACGCGCGCAGACTGCAAGTCTTGAAGCCTCGACTAGACCGGGGCAGTACAAAGGCTCCCTCACTAGCGTCGCGGTCCCTGAACCCTCTACCGATATCGCGCCGCCCATCCCTCCGCAAGTCCCTCCACCGCCGCCCACGCGAGCCGCCACGAAGCAGGCGAGACTCGATTCACACTGGCAGGAGATGCTCCAGCAGATACCGCATCAAGGCGCCGTTCCAGCCTCACCCGTCACGCCCGAACCCGAATCCCCCGAACCATTGCGCAAGTATCGCGCGGTCTGTTTCTTCCGCGAGTTTGAAGCGCCTATTCCAGAGGAAATCGCAGCGCGAATCCGGGAGGGCGTGTACTTCCTGCGGGCGTGGCGCGAATACCGCGAACTGACGCGCAGGGACGTTGCGGAGCTGATGGGCAAGACCCACGATAACGTCAGCCGGCACGAGAACGCCTACTGCATCCCTGGCGAAAAAACGCTTCGCGCATTTGCGGACATTTTCGACTGCTCACTCGCGCAGCTCACGCCAAAGGAAGGGAGCAGCACCGCCCCCTGGCTGGAGGTGGTCGACGACCGTGGGGAACGCGGGGAACGCGGGAATCCCGCGTTCCCTCCCGCTTCCCCGCAGCCGTCCACCGAGGAGCTGGGGCCCGGAAGCAGCGAATACCCGAAAGCGGTTGTCGCGCATATCATCGGCGGCAAATCTCCCATCACCGCATGGCGTGTCTATCGCGACCTGAGTATCGCGGACCTCGCCAATGCCTATGGCTGCACCCCCGATAACATCAAGCAGCTTGAGGCGCGCGAAGGCGGGCTACGGCGCGGGACACGCGAGAAGCTCGCGGCCGTTTTCCATTGTCCCGCCGACCAGCTCCAGCGCCCCGATGACATCCAGGTCGCGGAAACCCCGCTCCGCGTGTCGAAGCGCACGGCGCAGCCTGAGGAAGTACTCCGGCGCGCGCGTCGTGCAGAGGCGCGTTCCGCATGAGATACCCGACCTACACAATCGAGACGCATACACGTAGCGGCGTGCGCTTCGTCTGCCTCACCGATCGCAATGAAGGGATGAGCATCACGAACGGAGCGGAAACCATTGTGAGAGGACTTCTCGCCGCCAGCCTGCTCGTTGCAGGTGATCGCCTGATTTACTGCGACACGATGGGCGTATGGGATGAAATCCTGTTCGACTCGCGCTGCGGGTTCCTCGAATTCCGCTCAGTGAATGCGCGCGACTGTGAGAGCGCGATGACCTACGCGCTGGAGCACGCGGATCACCCCCATCCCGTCAAGCTCCTCGAATCGCGGGTCAGGGAAGCCATGCGGAGGCATACAGAAGATGACTGAGCGAAACCTTACGCGGCCCTGGGAGAACGAGCCCGACTATGAAATGTTCAACGCAGCCGGTTTCGTTTGCGTGGTTCGACGTACCCTCGAATTCAAGCAACTCTGCGGCTACGTGGGCATCCCGCGATCGCATCCGTTATACGAGGTCGACCGCTGCGAGCTGATCCCATCGCCTGAGGACTGGCGCAACGGGATTGGCTGGGACATTGACGAGCACGGTGCAATCGATACGTTCGTGACGCTCTTGCAGGACCATGCAGGCGAGATACCAGTGGGCTTCGCGCCACTCAATATGCTGATCGGCGTACACGGCGGGCTCACCTGGTCGGACCGGCTTTACGATCACACCGGCTGGTGGTTCGGCTTCCATTGCGGACACGCGTATGACTTCATGCCCGGACTGGCCGAGCTCATTACGGAGGCGGGTCGCGATGCCTCGTTCCTGTACGGCATGAGTACCTATCGCACCTTCGATTATGTGAAGCAGGAATGCGCGACGCTGGCGCAGCGGATCGCGGACTGGAGCGCGCGTATCCCTCACATCGAGCACGCGAGGGAAGCGATCAGGGCCGCGCGCGAGGCGCACAAGGTCGCAGGATGCTGATGAATCACAAACCAGAACCGCCGCCTCATTCGCTGTCGATTGACGAGTTTTGTAAACGGTACGGCTTCACGAAGGCGTGGTACTTCCGGTTGCGCAACCGGGGCGAAGGCCCGGTGGAAGTCCGCATTGGTGAGCGCAAGGTCCGTATTACGGAGGCGTCGGCAGCCGAATGGGAAGCACAGCATACCCGTATGCCGGAAGCGGATACACAGACAAACGGACGAGAGAACATGCCAAGCTATAACGGACCGGGAAAATACGATCCCGAATGCGAGCGGGTATTTGTAGAAACCAGCGCGGAGTGCGTCGCGATGATCGTCATCGGCGGCGATCGCGGTGCGGGTTTCGCGGTGACCGGCGAGGCGCGACATATTGTGCGCCTCCCGGAAATGCTGGAGGAGATTGCGCGGGTGATCCGCACGCAGCGGGGTGACGCTTGAACATCGATAACTTCAAATCGTTACGCCAGCAGTGGCGCGATACCGCTGCCATGTTCGATATACGGGAGCCGGATGACGTTCTGAAATGGGATCGTGAAAGAACGCTCTTTCTGCTTGGCGTCAGTGCGGTTTTCATATTGACCACCGGGCTTGCAAAGGAAGATCCCCAAAAACTCATGGCTCAACTGGAGCGCCTGAAAATTCAGTTAAGTGAGATGCTCGAAGAAGGTGCGGAAGCCTGTCGTAAGGAGGAGCGATGATAACGGACGCAGCCGAACACGATGCCGCTGTAGCGTCACGCTGGCAGAGGATCGAGCTCAGTGGACGGCTGGCGCGCGTCGTTGCCGCCATTAACCAGAAGGCGATACCGCTCAAGGCGGGTCATCATCAGCGGCTGAACCGGATGATAAATCACCCGACGATGACCGTCGGCGCGAAGATCGAGGCGCTATGGGAAGCGGTCGATGAGGTCGGGGAGCTGGCGAAACCGCACGCGGCCTGCCGTAAGGGATGCTCGCATTGCTGCCACACCTCTGTCCTGCTGAGTGCGCAGGAGGCGGAGCTGATCGGGAAGCGGATCGGCGTCAAACCCGCGAAGGTAAGCGGCGTCACCGGGCGCGACGATATCGCGCCGGGATACGACAATCCCTGCCCGTTCCTCGATCCGCATGGCGCCTGCTCGATCTACACCTCGCGCCCGCTCGCGTGCCGTCAGCAGTTCAATCTCGATCGCGATGCGCTGCTCTGCGAGCTGATCGGCGAGAGCGCCAGCCGGGTCCCATACCTGAACATGATGGATTACCAGAAAGCGCTTGCGCTGGTCACGCTTAAACAGCGCGAGGGTGTCGGACGCAATCCGCACACGGGGCGTATGGAGGCCTGTGTGATCGAGAGCGCGCCGGACGTGGGCGATATCCGCGAATTCTTTCCGCGAGGCAGGGGATGACGGACTGGAAACCGATAGATGCTGACAAGCTCAAGGCGTGGTTTGAAACGTACCGCGAGACAGATCGCCAGTCCGGTTGGCCGCGCTCCTCGATACTCACTCTCTACCGCTTCCTGCTGCAATACCAGTTACACGGGATCAACCAGGCGATCAGTGACACGCGGCGGCGAGTGGATCAGGTCCGCGCAGAATGGGAGAGCAGATCAGACCTGGTATTCCTGCCGCCCGCCATACAGCGTCGTCTGTTTTCCTACGGGATCGGATGCGTCGCTGATCTCGTTGGCCGCCCCCGCGCTTTTTATGTCGAGCTGCTTGGCGAGAGACAGACACACATTCTGACGCGGCTGCTACTGACGCGCGGGATCGTACTTTTTGACAAGGTGCCGACATGATGAGAACCGCTTACCTGATCGATCCGTTTGCGCGCGAGGTCACGCGCGTGACGCTGGAGACGCAAGCCGGTAGCGCGGCGGAGCTGGAGGAGATTTACCGGCTACTCGATTGCGGGATCATCGAGGCGGTGACGCCCGTCAATGCGCAAGGCGATGTGATCTTTGTCGACGAGGAAGGAAAGGTGGCCAACAGCCGGAGAACACAGCAGTATTTCCTCTGCCGCCTGTGGCCGTATGAGCCGCTGGCGGGGAAGGCGCTATGGATCGGGAGTACGCCCAACGGCGAGGTCGTGAGCGCGCGCAGCGAGCTCTCCTACGTCGCAGGACACATTGTCTGGAGCCGGACGGCATGAGTACTTTTGAGATCATCGATCACGGCCGCGCGATCCGCTGCCGGTTATGCGGGCGGACCTCGTTTCACCTGGTCGACGTAAGTCAGCGCTATTGCGGCGCGTGTAACCTGTTCCACGACGATCTCGCCCATGCCGGGATGCGCTACGCGCGCCAACGGGTTCCCTACGCGGTCCCCCTGGGGCGGATCGAGGGGTATGACCTGTATGTCGGGCTCCAGCCTCCGTTACCGCCGACGCTGATCGCTCGCTACGGTGACGAGCCGGATGAGTATGAGACGTTCAACCCCTGGCTGCTCGGCGCGGAAAACGTGTCCTCTCACGGTCCTCACTTTGTGGAGGCGCTCCGCCGCGCGACCCTCGCCGGGATCAGTCTGGAGCCCGACCCTGCGACGGATAATTAAACCGGGTCGCTCCGCCCGTGTCACCGCCCACGCCAGCCCGCTACCAGCGGGCTTTTTTGCGTCATCAAACTATTTTTGTGTGCCTCTTGTAAGACCCTCGGAGGGGTGATAATATTCGTCTTGTTGTTTGGTTGTGTGTTGTTGGAAGCGGGGTGGGCGGTAGTGAGTTCACCTGAGCCGCTCCCCGCCAGATAGCGCTCCAGACTAATCGTTCACTCATTAAGGAATCAGGATCATGGCAACTCGTAAAACCGCTCTCTCCGTAGTCAAGGCCGCAGATAAGGCAGACGTCAAGGTCAAGCCCGTAGCGACTCCCAAGGTAGCAGTCAAGGCAGCTCCGAAGGTCGCGACCAAAGCGGCTCCGAAGGCAGCTCCCAAGGTATCCGCACCTGCTGTAAAAACCGCGCCAGTCGCGGTCGTTAAAAAGGTGATCGAGACCAAACCCGCTCCGGTCGTCACCGCTCCGGTGGCTCCGGTGGTCGGAGCGGTCAAGGCTCCCAAGGTGGAGCGCGTCAAAAAGGAGCGCGCCCCGAAGGTCGCAACGGTACCGGTTGGCGCAGCGGGCGTTTTCCTCGCTGCAAAGATGGTCGAGACGGGTCATACCGAAGCGACCCTGGGTAAGGCGCTCGGCGTCCTCCCGCGCCGTATCCGGGCGCTCCTTGGCGGCGAGCGTCGGATCACCGCCGATAGCGCTCTGCGCCTCGCGGTCCACTTCGGTGACGATCCGCTCTCCTGGATGCGTTTCCAGTGCGAGGCGGAGCTGGCCGAAGCGCGTACTGAGCTCGGTACCGCGCTGGCTGCAATCAAGCCTTACGCCGCCGCCTGAGGGCTCCCGCGATGACGGATGACACGACTGTCACGAAGTCCCTGCGGGGACGTCCGGCCGGGAGCTACAAGCCCGGTTCCCTGATCGCGCGGCTCCTCGATCTCGATCCCGGCGCGAGCGCGCTGGAGGAGGACACGGGCGACGCGCTCGCGAGCGAGTGCAAGCGCGCGCTGCGCGTGGTGAAAAGCTCGCACCCGGAGCGCACTTTCGAGATGCGCCTTTACCTCGGTGTCGCCATCAAGGCCGATACCTTACCGATCCGCTTCTACCGTATCCAGCGGATCACCTGAACCACTTACCAGAGAAAACGCATCATGGCTGTAATCACTGCTAAACCCGTCCCGCAACGTCAGCGGCTCGGCTTCCTGCCTGACGCCTTTACGCCGCGGCTGATGATCCGCGCGGAGGGGATGATCTACCAGCAGGCGGGGACACTCTGCGAGGGCTACGAGGGGGGGATATGGACGTTTTACCGGCTCTCCAATGGCGGCTTCTACCTCGCGCCGCAATCCGTGAAACCGTTTAACGTCCTGGTCGCGAGTAACGACTATGAGGGCGAGGTGAGCGCGGACGCGTTCGGGATCATCGTCACCCTGTTCGTGTATGGCTCGCTGTGCTGGATCGATAACGAGGCGCTCCGCGAGAAGTTCTCCGAGCACTATCACCAGCTCCGCAACTTCGCGAAGGATCACCCGGAAGCGGGCGCGATCTTCCGCGCGATCGACTGAACCACTCCAACAAACGACTACGGGGTATGACCCATGAAACTGTTTTTCTCGCTGGCGCTCGTCGCCAGTCTGTCGGGATGCGCCGCATTCTGTAACTCCCAGGACTACGGCTGTATCGCCAAACAGCAGGCGATCGCATCCCAGGTGGGCGCGGGTGCGGTTGCCGCGCTTGCGGGAGCCGCTGCTTACCAGGCCTCGCGCCCGGTGTATGTCGAGCCCGTGGTGGTGGTCCCGGTACGCCGCTGCTACGGGTATTACTGCTATTAAGCGCCCGCTACGCGGTCCGGCTGGACCGTCCCGCGTATGCTAGGCTTCGCTAACACAAAATCATATTTTTTCGGGATAACAGGAATGATTGATACACACGTCGCTTACCGGCGCCTGATCGCGGCGGGCATGTCGCCTGAGGTCGCTGAAGTGCAGACTGAGCTGTTACGCGAGATCGCGGAGGAAAGCGGGCGCGGACTGGCAACCAAAGGCGATCTGGTCGCGCTGGAAAGCTCGCTCATGTCGAAGATCTATTTCGCGCTACTGGCGCACATGGGCGCGACGGTCGCCCTTGCAGCGGGGCTGGCCCTCGCAATCGTCAAGCTCTCGCACTGACACGCGGGGCTGGCACCCCGCCCTTATCACCCGGCCCGCCCTGAGCGGGCTTTTTCTGGCCCGTGTACGGGGCGGCTCCGCGCCAGCGTAGGGGGTAGCCGGGGTTTTAACCCGACAAGCCCGCCAGCGGGCTAGAATGGAGTCTGCCGGGGTTGGAAAGGCTCATCACCTCCCCGATTCCGGTGTTTTTTCGTTATCCCCGTTAGATGCCCGCTCCGCCCAAGCGCGTTGCGGGTTTTTTTTGGTCCGCGCCTCAGTGGTGCCCGTCGTCATCCGGGTTCTGCTCCGCCTCCTCGCCGTCCATGTCGAGCTCGCGGAGCTCGATGATCCCGCCCGACGCGTCGACACTCAGCTCCTCATGCGCTTCTACCTGCATATCGTTGACCGTATCGTGGTCGACAATCACGCGGATCGGGTGCTCGCCGTTGTTAATGATGGTGACGTTCATTGCTGGTTACCTCCGGTTGGTTGGCCCTGGTGTTCGAGGCGCTGCTTGTGGGTCGGCAGATGCAGGCCCGAATCGAGACTCAGACCGCCGCCATGACCGCCCGAGTCGGTGACGCTGTTGCTGTTCCCCCGAATGATGAGGACCGTACAGGCGGCGGGCAGTGCGGCGAGGATTACCAGCGCAGCGAGACACAGTAGTCGCCTGATCCCGCGTTTCATATGTATCCGCCTACTTCGTGCCCGGATCGACCGGCCAGTCGATCTTTTGTGGAAAGCCTTCCTGTTGCGGGACGTCGCGTAGCGCCTGGCGGTACTTCACATAGGCGTTGAAGTGCTCCGCATTGTCCTGTGCCGTCCCGGTCAGGATAGCCTCCTCCTGGCGCGCGATTATCCAGTCGGATTTGTCCAGCGCTGCGTTACGCTGCGCGCGCGCCTGGGCAGCGACGAGATCATCAGGCGGCGGTGGCTGTTCGCGAAGATCAGGCGAACCGTCCCCGTTGAGCGCCATTAACTTGCCCTCGCCATGTCCATCGAGTAGCGCCGTCCACGTTTCATCGGTGATCGGCTCGGCTTCCTCGGGCCAGCCGGTTTCAGCGTGAATCCAGTCATCGTAGAAGCCGATCACGACCCGGTCGGCATCAAGGTGTGCATATTTCTGGCTCATGACTAGAACCCCATGGCAAACATGCGGAGTTGAGCCGTATTGAGGCCTACGCCCGCCGCTGAACAGATAAAGGTCGCTCCGGTGAGGGTCGCACCAGGCACCGCCGTTTCGGCGACGGTGACCGCGCTTCCCTGTGGAGTGATACTCCCATTCACATAGAAACCCGCCGACATGAAATACCCGTGAGGCATCGCCAGGGGGAACGACCACCCGAACTGCCCGACCGTGTTGGTCGACACCGTGGCCCATTGCAGGACCAGTCCACCTGGCAGTTTCTGGTACCCGGCTGACGCCAGAGACCCTGCGAAGTCCGCACTGTTGCTCAGGACGCCGGTACCGGTGGCTGTCCAGTAATTGACGCCAGCATTATTTCCGGTGAAGCAATATTCGACCGTCGTCCCGCCAGGCTGCGCGAAGCTCGCGACAATTACTCCGTTCTGCATCTGGATTCGGTCGGTACCGTTCGGGACGACCGTGGTCGGAACAGAAACGACGTTCGTGATCGTGAGCGTCGCGCCAACCGGGATTGAATTGGCAGTGATAGCAGGCATGGCATAGCTGTTGGGTCCACCTCCGCCGAAAAACATCAGCCCCCCGACATGACCCACTACACCGGTAACCGCGCCTCCGTAATTGTAGGCGCCGCTATACTGCTTGCCGAACGCTGTAACCCATTGGGTCGTTGCCGAGAGGGTCGATCTGTCGAATCGGACAGGCGAGCTGCCAGGGTTCTTCGAAACAGTCTGGATCGCGGTGAGGAGCTGGTTAAAAGCGGACTTGTTCAGTACCTGGCCGGTCCCTGTCACCGCGTTACTGAGCTCCATCATCAGAGCATTGAGCCACTCGGCGGGGACGATCGTGGCCGGTACGTTCCCCGCCGGATTGCCATCGGTGAAGAACCCCGCTGCGCCCGGTGCAGTCGAGGCCGGTTGTGCTGCGGCCGCACTCGCATTATCAATCTGGTACATGGTCAGTTTTCCTCACTGGTAGTCGAACTGGAGGATCGTATGCGCGGGTTTGATCGCATTCAGCTCACATTCGAGTACATCGTTGCCCCAGGTCGCGAGCGGGTCGCCCGCCGTTGACTGGCCTGCTGCGAAGCGCGTCACGCTGTCGAGCGGCGCATTGACGCTCCAGGTGTAGAACCAGTCAGTGGTGCCGAGCGGATCGCCCGCGCGTGAGCACCCCGCGCGGAACGGCGCATAGTTCGTGACCGTGATCGTGTAGCCGAGAGAAGCGGCGAGCGCGATGAAGTACTCCGCCGACGCCCCCCCTGAATTGGTAAGGCGCGCGACAACCTGCTGGCGGCGCTGCTGGGTCGAACCCGGTTCGCCTACGCACGGGTCCGGCAGACCGAGCGTCTCCTCCCATTCGGGGAGGAGCGCGTAAGCGGTGCCGGGGAACGCGTCGACAATGAGCTGGAGCGCCGCGTTATCGAGAGATGCCGCCGTGATACCGAGCGCATCGAGTACCGCTGCCTGGGTGCCGTCATCCTCGCGTGTCCAGACCCGTCCGCGCGGGAGGATCGTGCGCAGCACCCGCGCGTAATCCGCTGCGGTGTTCGCGATATGAGTCATGGTGGCGCGCTCTACTGCCAGGTGATCGCGCCGAGCTGCGGGAGCGCGCCGGTTGCGAGCTTGATATCCGCCGTGGGCGAGACGATCAGGAAGTCATCCACGCCCGCCACCGAGAGGATCGCGCTCCACAGGTGCGAGAGATAGATGGTCCCGCCCGGTACGCCATCCGTCGCAAGCTGTGCATCCAGCGCTGCGATCACCGCCGCCTGTTCGCCGACACTGACGCCCTTGATGGTCATCGGGATCGCCTGCGCAGTCGGCGAGACGACATACACCAGCGCAGTAACCGGCTGGAGCGGGAAGATCGCATTCGCTACGGTGAGCTGGTCACCCGTCGCGGGTAATGCGCGCGTCTCCGCCGTCGCGCATCCGTTGGTCCCCTGCGGGAAACCGTTCTCCGCGAGGTTGGCCTCATCGAGCATGATGTAGAGGACGACCGTCCCCGGGCCCATTCCGTTCGGCGCACACCAGGCGCGCGTGACGCCTGGAACATCGAGCGCCCAGCCCACGTAATCGGCGGCATCGCCGCCCTGCGGCGGATTCTGATACGCGAACAGCACGCGGTCGCGATAGTCGTCCTGATCCTCGATATCCGCGCCTCCCGTAAAGGCGCCCGACGCGGCACCGGTCGAGTCGATCCCGGCGACTGCGTTGGCGAGTGTGAATTGCGTGCCCACCGCGCAGTTACCGTTCGCGCCCGTGAGGCCAGCCGGGTCCGGTACCGCCGTTGCGGTGATCGTGACCGAGCCGTTCGCCACCTCGCCCGCGCTGGTGCTCACGTAGGCGAGTCCATCGCTACGCGTGAGGCCCGCGCCGTCGCCGATCACCAGTCCGCTGGTGCCGGTAAAGGTGATCGAGCCGGACGCCTGCTTGCATGGCTTGCGTGTGACGCCCTTGAGCGCGCCCCAGCCTTCGAGGTATTCATCCGTCGCGGTGAAGGGCGTACATTGCAGCGCGATCCAGTCGAGATAGCCGTACAGCATGCTCACCAGTCCGGCATCGATATCCGCCAGCACGCCGAGATTCGAAAAACGTAGCAGCGCGTCCGCGCCGGGTAGCTCGGCATTGAGCTGCTGCGCGCTCGCGTTACGGAGCTGCGTGAGCGTCGGTCGTGTGAATGGCATGGGAGCGTCGCGCGCCGGGAAGCGCGCGCCGTGAGAAGGGAGGGATTAGCTGGTCCAGACCTGGGGGAACTTCATCGCAATGCGCGAGCCATCGCGACGGTTGGCCACCACCGTCAGGTCGAGGCGGTTGGGCGTGATCCATTGCGAGCTGATATCGAAGCTCGCCACCACGCCGTCATCGATCATCCATTGCAGCGCTTCGGCGGCGTAGTTCTGTGCGCGCTGCGGTACATCGAGCGGGCCCTTGACCCGATCGAGGAGCCACAGGCGCGAGCCGATCGGATATTGCGGGGTGTCACCCCACCAGCCGCGGCGATCGCCGTCCGGCGTGATATCGGAGGGGAGCGCGAGGCGGTCGGTGAAAAGCGAGATCAGCACCGCCGTCTGGAGATCGTTTCCGGCGAGGAGCGAGGGGCCGTCCTGCTGCCAGTCCCCCCGCCCATCCGGGATCGACCAGACTGTCGTGATATCGGGCATGGTGTCGGGAAAGGGATGCGCCCCTCAGGGCAGGATGATCCGGGGCCCGCTATCGGGCTCATCACCGCTATCGGGCTCATCACCCGGCGCGAATACCTGAGGCTGATTAGGCGGGTTACTGACCACGGTGCTCCCGCCGCTCTGGACACTGGTGACCGGGTGCGTGTGCGTGTTGTAGATCGCGCGGCCCGCCGCCATGCTGTGCGGATTGGTCCCGATGTTGTCCGTGATATCGCCCACCGCCGTGACGAGACCCGTAAAGTGCGCGGCGGGCGTGTCGAAGGTGATCGTCGGCGTATTGGTAACCTTCATCGGGAGCCCGCCGCCATTGATGACGATTCCCGAGGCGGTGAGGTAGACCGACTGGCCCCGGTTGTCGCTGATCGCTACCTCGCCACTCGCGAGGTTACGCATCCGGTATTGCTGGCTCCCGCTCGCGATCACCACGCCATGCGTCCGGTTTCCGCCCATGAACAGGGCGATCGCATCGCTGCCGGCCGGTGGATTGGACTGGAAGCCATATTCCGCGAGGCGCGGCGTATCATCGCGCGTCTCGTTCTCCGAGAGCTGCATCTGCACCGTCTGCACGGGGCCGCTGTCGTTGATCCGCGTGAGGCGTCCGCGCCCGAGCGAGCGCATGAGACTCCAGAAAAGCGACGACATTTACTGCCCCATCGCCGCTGCCGCATCGGCGGCGAGCGGGAGGTAGAGGATCGGCTCCGGCTGGAAAGCCTGCGGGAGCATGAGGATCAGGTCGCAGCCGCTCCCGTTCATATCGCGCCGGTACGTGAGCTCGCCAATAATGAATTTCTGCCCGTCGATCAGCTTGAGCTGCGGGAGCGATAGCGCGGCAAGCGTGTTCGGCTCATACAGCGCGCCCGCCGCATCGCGCCAGCTCGACGTGGTGACGGTAACGACATTCCCGCGCCCGATCCTCCGGTTGCACTCCCATAGCGCGTGCTGGTTCGAAACGGTCGCGCCCGCGTCATCGGTCTGCGCGATAAACGCGGTGGGCCGGAAGCGCGTGACGAGCTGGTCGTTGACTGTGTACTCCGCGAGCGACTGCTGCCCGAGATCAGCCAGTAACGCGGTCCCGACCAGGTACACGCGGTAGGTGCTGAAACGCTGCGACATGTCGCGCGTATAGCTCGCGCGCTCCACGTTGACGCCGAGCGCGAAGCCGCCCGCCACTTCGGTGTCCGAGAGCGGAGCGAGGACGAGCGCGCCGTCCGCATCCTCGTAACAGAGGAGCTGCGCGACCTTGCAGAGCCGGTCGATCAGCGCGTAGGGGCTTTCGCCCACGTTCATGCATACCTGCGGGTGGAGCATCCCCTGCGAGAGCGCCTTGACCTCGATCGCGAACGGCTTGCAAAGGAGCGCCGCAATATCGGCGGTCATCACGTCCTGGAACTGGAAGGAGTCGAACTGCGCCGCGCAGTCGACAATATCCTCGCACTTGCCCCGGCCCGCGATCGAGAGGACGTGGTTATGCGCATCGACCTGTTCGCTCACGCGATCCACGAAGCCGGTAATCACCGTGTCGCCGCCGATCGTGACCGTACACGGATCGCCCTCGCTGACCGTCACATCGGTGACGTGCGGATAGCGCTCCGTCATGCTGATATCGAAGTCGTTCGGGATACGCTCCATCCCGCGCGTCACGCGTACGGACGTCCAGCCGGAGATCGACTGGCCGCCGACCGTCAGTGTGAGATCGTCCGGCATGGTGTTCAGCGCACGGGGATCGAAAACACGGGCGGCGCAAACGCCGGATTGACCGGATTGATTTCCTGCACCAGTCCGTCATAGCGCGTTACGTCCTGGTAGTAACGCTGCGCGATGACGAGGACCGGGAGCGATGCGCCGAGCGTGATCTGCTGCATCGCGGCGAGCGAGTTACCGCGCGTGTCGAAGTCCTGGACCACCGCCGTCTGGAGCGCCGCCAGCGCCTGATAGCTCGCATCATCACCCGTATCGGCCGCGGCCACGATTTCCGTATCCAGCGCGGCCACCACGGTCTGCTGCAAGCTCTGCGCGTCATCGTAGGAAGCGGGCTGGTAAGCGGCGGTACTGTCCGCGAGCGCGATCACCGCCGAGCGCCGGAACATCGCGGTTTCGATCGCATTACCTGTGGTGAGCGTACTGGTCGCGCCCGCCGACGGTAGGGTCTGCTGCTGGAGCAGGACCAGCGACTGGATCGCCTGGTGCGGATCGGGGTTCGCACTCTGTACCGCCTGAACCAGCGTCTGCGTCGCGCCCGCCATCCCGGCATAGTTGGCGATGGCGCACGCGCTCATCAGCGCAGCGCCACTGAGGGAGACCGCTTCGCGCGCCTGCGCGGCTGCGCCCGTCAGCCCCTCGATCGTCGTCGCGGGGTTTTTCGTGGTGGAGGTGAATTCGCCCACGTAGCGCCCGAACTGGCCGGGGAGCGTCGCGACCATCGCCACCAGTGAGGTTGCGCGCTGCGTAATGATGGTCACGTCATTCACGAAGCCCTGCGCGGTCCGCTCCAGCTCGCCGAGGAGCGCGGGCGTCTGTAACAGCGCGGTAATCCGGTTGGTGTAGTCCTGCGCGATCGCGGCAAAGCTCGCGATGACGGAGAGCCCCGTCATCGCCTGGGTGGCAATCGAGAGTGTCGGGAACTGCTCCGATCCGCCCTCGATGAAGGAAAACCGGAGCTCGAAGTAACGGCCCCGCTCGCTGCGCTCCTCGCACTCGAATTCGAGGAGCGAGGCGGTCAGGTGTCCGAGCGTCGGATGCACCAGCTCGCCATCGCCCTGTTCGGGTGTCTCACACGCTGCGATCATCGCCGCCCGCTGCGCGAGGACGTCGCCCCCCCCATACGCCGCATCCTGGAGGAGAAAGCCCGTTATCGAGATACGCCGCCCCGCACGCCCGAGGTCCTCCACCCATACATCATCGCGATAGGGATATTCATGGAGCGCGGTCCGTCGACCGACCCGGAGCGATCCGCCCGTGCTGGCGAAGGGTACGCCGCGCCAGCTCGCCGTCTGGAGCGACTGGAAAAAAGCCCGGTTGATCGCTGGCATGATGGGTTAAGCGGCGTCCGCCATCGGATAGGAGACGTGCAAGCCGTTCGGTGTTTCGGTCCGCACGCTGGTTTTCCCGTCGCGCTCGACATGGACCTGCGTATTCACGTTGACAACCGGCGCTGCGGCCTGCGACATGGGCGCGGGCGCGGCGTTCAGCGGTGCGATGGGGGGAGCAGTACCCCCAGCAAGGGAGGCCACTGGCGCGGGGGTAGCGACAGCCGGCGCGGCGGCGGGGGCAACGGGGAAATGCGTCCCCATCTCCGCGAGTACCTTCGGGACGTACTGCCGCGTCTCGGCGGGTGCGTTCGCCATCCCCTTCCGGTCGAGATTACCCTCGCCCCAGTTGTAGGCGGCGATCGCCTTCGATACATC